GGGTAAAAATAGGCCATAACCTCATTATAGAATCGCATTTACTCTGTAAAATGTGCTATAATCGGTAAAAAAATTTCATATTACCCTTTGGTGTAATGGGAACACATCTCCCTTTGGAGGAGAGATTCATGGTTCAAGTCCATGAGGGGTAGCCAATTTATAGGGAGTTTAGGGAGTTTAGGGAGTTTACAAACGCTTGACAGATATTCATAAGTGCATAGGATTTGTAATCTCGTGGGAATCTTCGGTGAACCACTGCTCTGATTGATCTGAAAAGACTCGGTTGGATGCTTATAATCGGAGGAGGCTTGAGGGGGTGAGTCGAGAGGCTAACGCTAGTTTACTAGGGGGGCGGCATCGAACATTAGCGACCTGAACCTCCTCCGACATTTTTTCTTTTCTTTTTACCAGCTTAGGTTTTTGATTGAGCTTCATGAATACATCAACCACCGATACCACACCAACGCCGAGGACTGATGAGGCTTGCGAGGCAATGGGCTTAAAAGCCTTTGTAGTGCCAGTAGAAACCTCTCGCCAGCTAGAGCGCGAACTCGCCGAGAAATCCAACGAGGTCGCAAGGCTTCGTGAGGAACTTGATCGCCTTAAACGAGGATGCCAAGGGTCATGCTACGCGTGTGAACCAGTTGGAGCAATGAACCTCAAACTAGAAGCCGAGGTCGCAAGGCTCCGCGAGATAGTGGAGCGATACCGAGCCGAAACCTGTCCTTCGGAAAAGGACACATCCACCGAAACCTGTCCTTCTCAAAAGGACGACCAATGGCGAGAGCTTGGCCCAGACGAGATGATCCAAGAGGGTGATGAACGCACAGACTTTTTGCATGGGTTGGCATGGAGAAAGGTTGAAAACAGCATCGGCACACTTGCTTGGAAATGGACTACGCTGAAATTCCGCACCCTCCGTCCGTTGCCAAAAAAGAAAGCTCCAACAAAGTAATCTGTTAATAAAACCGCTACATATTTTTAACAGCTATCATTCAGAAATAGTAAATGACATCTACTATTCCTGTATATTAATGCACGCTACAAAGAAGCATTGTAGTGATCACACTACATACTTTGCACTTGTGTAACAGATCGTAGACATCTCTCAAATGTTGATGATCGTAGACACCTGATTAATCACCGCATTATACCTGATTGGGTATGATTCCTGAGTGATAAATCACAATTATCACCGCAAGGGTATATTGTCATGTCGATGAATCCGCGTTTTCTGTACATGAGAGCGTTGATATGTACACGCTATCGACATTTTCTTTATACAACGACGATTTAAGTAAAGTGCGCTTTACACAAGATTGCAGTATTCGTAATGTAATTTATATGAGTAATCCACTTCCACTTAACTTTTTAGATAACTATAACACACACGGCGCGGCTATTGACCTGCCTCACGCCATACTGATCTACGGCGCACTGGTCTCTGCGAAACCTGATAGGGTGTTAGAGATCGGTATTGGCACTGCATTCATCACCAGAGCATTGCTTGACGGCGTAGCCTATAACGGAAAGGGAAGTATTACCTGCGTCGATAGTTTTTACGACCTTGGAACAAACCTGTCTCAGGAGAATGTTGATAGCCTGAAAGAAAAAGTGACGCTGATCGCTCCCAAGACCGAGCATGACTTTGTGCATGAGACTTCTGCGAACAGCTACGACTTCCTTGTATCTGACGGCGATCATGATCACGCAGGAGAGTGGGCTGACAAAGTATTTGAGATCATGGCTCCCAACTCGTTCTGTTTCTTCCACGATGTCAATCACCCTCACTACACCAACTTGCAGGCGTATCATGTCAGGGCGAAGGAGTTTGGGAAGCCACACTTCCTGTTCACGCAGAACAGCAGGGAAGACGAGCGGTGTGATCGCGGACTGCTGATGATCGTCAACACGAAGTAAAAGAAAAGACCCTCACTCGCACATGACAACGAGTGAGGGTCTAGCACTAGCACACACTAACAAAATGGACGCCCTCTCGCCTTCAACCCAAAGACGAGAGAGCAGTTGAGAATCTACAGCACAAGAGAATCGCAACGATGAAAATATGCCGTTGACAATCATGTGGCGCAAGGATAATCGTAATAAATCTACAGCACAAAAGTAGATATCGTAACCACTGGAAATCGAGATTGTGTCGAGCCACTGGCGAAGGCAGGAGCCGCGCATAACCCTCGCGGCTTAATTCGGAGGACACACACTCCAACCTCATTGCGCTCCGATTTGAGAGCAGGCTAATCCTTGGGCTGTGGCATGAGAGACGCTTTTCGTCATATGTGATATTGATCTGATTTCAGATCCCACTTTTATCTTTTCTATTTTCTTTGGGGGGTTTCTTTTTATCTTTTCTTTTTAACGCTGGGTGATCAATTCTAACCTTCTATGGAAATCAAAACATCTCAACAGATTGAGCAAATCGCTCTCAAGAAGCTAATCCCTTACGCTCGCAATAGCAGGACGCACAGCGACATTCAGGTGAGTCAGATCGCCGCCAGCATCAAGGAGTTTGGATTCACCAACCCTGTGCTAATTACCGACGAGTGCGACATCATCGCAGGGCATGGGCGTGTGTTAGCCGCTAAAAAGCTGGGACTGGATTCAGTACCCTGCATTAAGCTGGATCACCTGACAGAGACCCAGCGGCGAGCCTACATCATTGCAGACAATCAACTGGCACTGAACTCAACATGGAGTTTTGATATGCTTTCTGTTGAAATTGACGAGTTAAATGACGCCAAGTTTGATGTGTCGCTACTTTCCTTCACCAACGAACAACTGGCAGAAATGATCGGATCTCCTGAAGAACCAGTAGATAATGGCCTGAAAGCGGATGAAAAGGAGAGAGAAACGTGCATTTGTCCCAAGTGTCATCATGAATTTGTAAAGTAGTTATTACTTGCCCTTGGCTTCTAAATAACATATCACAAACTAATGGCTACACCAATTTTAGGGATGTTGCCGCCTTCTGGCTGGCATTATATTGAGGGTGATGTCCGTATCAACGGCGTCACCTACGATAGCCTGATCCAGAATGTGGAACATTTCCGCGCCGAAAACCATCTTCCTAGTGGAGATGTCGAGGGCGATGTAAATAGCTTTATCTGTTCCAACTGGCCTCAGTTCTGTCATGGCGTTGACATGGTAGCAATTACTTCTGTTAACCCTGAGACCGACACGATGGCGTTGCTGAATGACATCCAAGCATGGGCTAAGAATCTCCAGCAGAGTCAGGAGCCGATCAACATGGTGACTGATGAGCTTGCAGAGCAAAGGGCAAAGACCTGCCGCAATTGTCCTGAGAATGTCAACTGGCGCGGTGGCTGTAGCTCCTGCATCTCAACAACCGAGAGGCTGACCGCTGGCGTCAGGCAGGGTCGCGACACGGCGTCCAGTGCTGTGCTTGGAGGTTGCAAATCAATGCGTCACGACAATAGGACGGCAATCTTCATCGACAAGGATCAATTCTTAAAAGCAACAAACCTGCCTGCTAACTGCTGGCTCAATACATAATTATGGCAAACCTAAAGCCTCTTCCTCCCAAAGTCACCGATTACTATAGCACGAAATCCGCTCGCGTTGTCGATGTCCACGACAAGCCGCGCATTCTGAATCTGGATGTAGTCAATCCTGACAATGGTAATCTGGATGTTGTCAACAAGGACACCATGCAGGTTCGCAGGACATTCAAGGATGCGACTCAGGCGCACTCAGCCTACCGCAGGCTGAAGCAACAAAATGTTGAGAGGAATAGGAAGAACCAATTGATTCAGAAGAAGCTGAACAACGAGCCGCCTTATCAGGCAAAGAAGCTGGAGAGCATGGGTCAAAACTGGAGGTCAAACAGGCCGACAGGATTCTTGTCTACGATGGTCAGCCGAATCCAGCCTCCCTTCAAGCAGGTGATTGAGCAGGCGGCTACGCTTACCTTTGCGCAGTACCCAATCGATTCGCTAGACGCCGAGAACAAGACAAAAGTATTCCGCGAAGAGATCACCAAGTGCATCAGGGGATGGAAAGGTTTTGACGACTTGGTTGCACAGATCGTCCATGAGAATACGACCTTTGGATTCTGTGGTATGTGCTGGGATGACCTGCGCGACTGGAAGCCTGAATTCCTTCGCCAAGATTATACCTTCTTCTCTATTGAGACTCCCCAACAAACTGACCAGACGCCGATCTGGGCGCGAAAGAGACGCTATCAGATAGCAGAATTGCTCCCAGTTTTAGAACAGCCTGAACTTTCTGCCGCCGCTGGCTGGCACATCAATCACCTGATCCAGTCAATCAACCAAGCAATACCTGCTGGCAGGACGCTTGACGCAGACGACGACGCTCGCAGGTACGAGGATTGGATCAGGGAAGGTTCATACGGCGCATCATACGAGAACGACGCGAAATATGTTGAGCTTGGTGAGATCCTAGTTCGTGAACCGCATGGCAAGATCAGCCGATTCTTATTTGACGATAAGAGTGGTCTTGAAATCTGCACGCAAGTAGATCGCTACAACAAGATGAGCGAGACGCTCGCGTTGTTCAGTATTGAGATCGGTAGCGGCAACCTAATGTCATCTCGCGGAGCAGGCAGGGATCTGTACAACACCCATGTCGCCGTCGAGAAAGCTCGCAACCTTGTGGTGGATAATACCTACCTGAAGGGACTGCTGTTGCTGAAGAAGGGGCCAAACGCAAAAGTTGGCGTGCCTCCGCTTTCCGTTCTTCACCCTGTCGGATACATCTCCGAAGGTTACGAGGTCATCCCACAGCAATTGCCAGCAGATGTTGACGACTTCCTAAAGTTGGATCAGTTCATTACTGGGCTGGCTGAGATTCAGGTAGGCACATTCTTGCCATCGGCTCCTGTCGATAACAGCGGACAAAAAAAGACCGCATCTGAGGTCAATCGCACTGCCGCCATTGAGAACCAGCTTCGTGAGGGAATTCTCACGCGCTTCTCTCGCCAATTTTCTCAGGCCGTCGAGCGTATGCAGAAGGGAATCTGTCACCCTGAACACATCAAGGCGGCGGCTGACTTGAAACAAAAGATGGATGTCGTCAAACAATCCGAGCCAAACGCAGTCTGGGCGCGCAGGGAAGTTGTTGATGCATTTGATCGTAGCCTAATGGAAATGCCTCCGTTCATGGTTCCCTTTGATGTTCCTGAACACCTTGACGAAGACGCAATCAATTGCGTGTACGATATGCTCCAGAAGAACATCCCTCCTTCTGACATCCTCCTCATGGCATACTCACCTGCCAGCCAGCTTCTTCAGGACACAACTCCTCAAGACAATGTCATCCTTGACAGCCTGATCCAACGATACATGGGCAATCCTAGCATCAATCAGGACGAGCTTATCAAGCTGGACTGGAGCAGGAAGCTGGGCGAAACAACCGCCAACAGCGTCATCCTACCAAAAGATCAGGTCGAAGCAATTGCCATCGAAGCCACGCGCCAGCAGGTGTTGGAACTTCAGGCCATCATCGCAGGTCAGGACATCCCTGTATCGCCACGCGACAACGACATCGTCCACCTCGACACGATGAGCCAGAAGCTGATGCCAGTCATCGCCCATGTCCCAAAGGGTGGATTGCCACAGGAAGGAATTGCACCGCTCATGGCGGCGATGAAGCACTATGTCGCTCACATTCAGGCCGCAGAGGCCAAAGGCGCAATGCCAAAGCAGACTCAAAAGTACAGGCAGGCCGCAAAGGAAGCATACGCTCACCTCACGGCTGGTCAGGCCGCGCCTCCTGCCGAGAATGTCATACCTGCCGCAATGCCACATGGTCATCGCGGTCATGGTGGCGGTCACGCAGGAACATCAGTAGCGCAGGAAAAAAACCTTCAACAACAATACCAACAACAAAATCCTAGCCAACAGGGAATGGTTGCCAATGTAGCCAATCCTCCGAGGCCAGTAACAGCGGCGTAAGCCAAACAAAACTATGGGCGGACATAACAACAACTTGCCAGATTCACGCAACTTTGTGGATTACTCACAGCCGAATAAATTCATGCCAGTCGCGGCTGATCGCAACATTCCTGAAGCTAAATTCAATTCACAGGGAGACATGATCCTCACGCCAGAAGAGCAAAAATTCGATGAAGCCGCTGGAAAAGTTGAAAAGGCAGGGATGCTCAAACCAATCGCTAAACCTACACCTACTCCCAAGAACGGACTGACATCAATGAGTCCCAATTCTTACGGACGCGATGCCAGTAAGCCACTATCATCCGAACAGGCAATCGATATTGGATTGGCATAATATTGTTGACATACATTAATTAGTGTCAGAAAACCTATGCGTCTTCTGACACAACAAATAAATTATGAATTGGGAAACATCTGACTCTGCACGATTTCGCGAATATCATCAAAAGTCTGGAGGAAAGCTAATCGGCTTTCTTTACTCCCAAATTCCACCAACTACTGGAAAAACAATTGAGTCAGTTGCCCTTGAAGCAAAGTACAAGGAAGGCGCGGAGTTCATCCTGCGCCAGATGAATGACATACTCTTAGACGAAAACAAAAATGATGATGCTTCGTCGGCGTCATTTGTGTCGATGTAATCAATTATGGAAGAAGAAAACCTAGTACCAGAAATCACCGCCGCTAACCGCGATGGTGGAGCCGCAAACCTCAACGCTGATCCAATCAGCAGTGATGTTCATCAATCAATCGATTCGCTTCTCGACGAGGCGGAAAGAGAAACAGGAGTAGAACCACAACCAGAACAAATACAATCCAATGAAGACACTACAACACTTGATAGCATCTCTGGAACAGAGAGCGAACAGCATAACGAAATCACTCCAGAGCCTGTTCAAACAGGTACAGAAGTGCCACAACCAGAAGCTGGAGTCGAAATTTCACCCAGTTCCGTTCAAGAACAAAAAGCCGAAATCGATCCAGAAATTCTCGCCATCGAACAGCCGAGGAACCTCTCCGAAAAGAATCAAAACAATTGGAGGAAGTTGCAAGAAACCGCTAGCGAGTACAAAAAGCAAGCGGCGGAAGCCGAAATGTTGCGGCAACGACTAGCCGAAGCCCAACAACAACAGGTACAGGCTCCAACAGATTACGAAGAGCTAAAGAAGTTCAGGCAAATCTTTGATATCAAAAACGATCCTGAGTTCCAGAGCAAGTACACTCAGCCAATCAATACGGCGAAGGAAAACATTTACAGCATCATGCGAAAGAATGGTGCTACGGATGATCTCATCGCCAGCATTGAGAAGGCAGGTGGCCCAGACAAGGTTGACGACAAGTGGTGGCAGAACAATGCCATCAACAAGCTGGGACTGACAGACGCCGAAAAGCTCAAGCGTAGCCTGATCGATGTGTCAGACCTGAAAGAAAAGCAGGAGGCTGAGATCGCGCACGCCGCTGAGAACGCAGAGCAGATCCTTGAACAGCGTCAGAACCAAGCAAGGGACTGGTATCAGAAAGAGACAACGGAAGTACGAGATTATGTTAACCAGCTTACAAAAGAAGTACCTTGGGCAAGATACCAAGAGCCTCCTGAGAACGCTACTCCTGAACAGGTCGAGAAGATCCAGCAACACAACAAGAATGTTGCCGCGCTTGAAGGAAAATTCAACAGCGCGCTGTGGCCTAAGACCGCCAACGAGCGCGCGTCAATTGCCGCCGCCGCAGTCTACAGCGACATCTTGAGTGTAAGCCTACAAAATGAGCAATCTGCAAAGGCCGCTCTGGAGGCGCAGGTTAAGAAGTTGTCTGATGAGAACAGCAAGCTCAAGGCGTCTGGAAGGATGCCGAAGCAAAATGTTACGACTCAGTCTGTCAACAAATCCAACGATCTCCAGTCACGAATCAAGATGAATGCGTCCGACGCCATTGATCTTGGACTTGACGAAGCTGGCGCATAATTATGGCAATACTTGATCCTATCTCCACTCCCATGCAGGAGCGGACAATGAAGGCTACCGACTCACCGAATCCGTTCATGACACCGATCCCACCTCCTCGCAGGTTGGACGGAAGACCAGTCGCTCCAGTTGTTCCTATTGTGACACAGCCTGAACCAACGCCTGAACCTGAACCTGAACCAGAATATCCAACTGGAGAAACGCTAGCAGATGGGCCTGTAGTTCCAGATGAAATCAGATTAGAGCATGAAGTTCTTGGAATTCCCCAAACAGCAGTTAAGCGCGGTAGAAAACCAAAACAGCCAATTGAAAAGTCAGAGCCAGTCAGAGTTACTACAATCATCGAATCGCGAACCAAAGAAGGGTTACCTTCGTACCGCTGTGAGTTTGCTGGTCGCGACATCTTTGTTGGTTGGCCTTGGTATAAGTCTTCTAATCCTGTCACTGCCGCCGTCAATGTGGCGATGGCATTAGACTTCGGTAAAGATAAGATCCGCTTCGACATGAGTATCGGTGACGCGAAGATTGAACACTCTCGCAACCGCCTCGCTCACAAGTTCCTTGAGACAGACGCCAAGTGGCTACTGATGATGGACGATGACATCATTCCATCAATCGGACGCCCAGCTTGGTTCAGGTACTGGGTTCAGGGAGCTAGAGCGATAGGAGACCTTCCGCTACAACGACACCTGCTACACAGGCTTATAGGCGCAGGAAAGAACCTTGTAGGCGCGGCTTACTTCGGTCGTCAGGAGGGAGGAGCCATTATGTGCGCAGATCCTTTGCTAGCACCGCGAGCAAAAGCCTACGAAGATGCGATTGTGCCAGTCGATTGGGTAGGAACTGGCTGTATGCTAGTCCACCGAAATGTATTTAACGACATTAAAGAAAAGTTTGGCGATAGCCTAAAGATTGATGTCCCTGACTACGAATACGATTACTTCCGCCCATTCGACAGCGCAAGGGGAGAGGATGTTTCGTTCTGTCTCAGGGCAAGGCAAGCAGGACACCAACCTCACATCGACCTTGGACTTCCTGTGTTCCATGTCGGCTACAAGACATACTAATGAAAGTCTACGCCTACTATCAGAACATCGCCCAGTCAAGGCAAGGCGAGGAATTCGCCTGCGCCAACTGGTGGAAGACTAGCTGGACAGACAGAGGCTGGGAGCCAGTCATGCTCAACAGGAGCCACGCTCTAGGAAGTCCGCTCTACAACAAACTCCAGCAAAAACTCATGGCTACCGCGATGGGTCTACATCCTGAACTACTCAACAAGTTTGACTGGATTGTCGCGCGCTTCATCCGTTGGTGCGCTCTCTATGCCGCAGGTGGTGGATGGATGAGCGACTACGATGTGGTAAACAAGAAATTCACCCCAGAGATAGCAAAATCTTATGAAGATCATGGAACTCTCCACATAAATAGCGGTGAGCCTGCATATATCTTTTATGCGACCAAAGAGCATTGCGCTAACGCGATAAAGAAATTTGTTCAAGAGCCACTTGTAGAAGGTAATAAAATAATTAACGAGTCTGAAGTTCTTGGAATTGAAAATACTTTGGATGAAATTCTAAAATTAATTCACCATGCAAAGTGTTCTACGCTTGAAGTCAGGTCACAGGTTATGTTGAATACGCTCTCTGATGAGAAGCCCATTTGAGAAGCGTCAAACTTTCATGCATACAGGTCACATAGGTGACATTATTGCATTTCTACCTGTATTTCAGGGGATGGGTGGCACTACTATGGTTATTCGTGACGAGCCTTGGATGGCTCCAATGAGCGGATATAAATACGACTCACTTAAACCATTACTTGAAAGCCAAAACATTGAAGTATTGTGGAACGATGGCAGGTACGGAATTGATCACGATGTTTCAGGATGGCGCGAGTGCTATGAACACCATGTTTCCCTAACTGATTGCCAAGCAAGATACCTTAATTATGTACCAAGAGGTCATGGTCATGTTGAAATAACAGAGCCTTGGCTAAAGGTAGACGCAGACGAAAATACTAAAGGAAAAGTAATTTTTAATCGCACTCCGCGATACATGAATCCAAACTTCCCTTGGAAACCTGTGTACGACAGGTATATAAATAGAGCGGTGTTTATTGGAACTGAGGAAGAACACGCAAAATTCTCGCACGAAGTAGGAGCTATTGAATACTACAAGACAGAAAGCTGTCTGGATGTTGCCAAGGCAATTGCAGGGTGTGACTTCTTTGTCGGAAATCAATCTAGTTCGTTCTGGATTGCCGCTGGACTTCGTAAACCATTACTTCAAGAAATGGATCTAGTAGTTACCAATAGCGTAATAAGATACGATGGGGCGCACTATCCGTATGATTGCAAGATAGATTTTGATAGCCTGCCAGAATGAAAACTCTTCTCTTTTGCACAGCATACGCGCAAAACCAAGATGTTTGGAACGGCAGGTACAAGTCATGGTTTGAATACTATAAGTCTTCTGGAATAAATCACGACAAGCTGATGATATTTGACGACGCATCTCCAGAGCGTCCAGAGTTTTGCCCAGCAGAAAACTACTATAGGTTTGACGAGCATCTTGGTCGTCAGGGTCACCTTGACTACGGAGGATGGTATAGGAGCTTTGCTATAGCAGTCAGATATGCCAAGAACAATGGTTTCGATAAGATAATTCACGCAGAATCAGATGCGTATTTGCTTTCAAGGTCTATCAAAGACTTTGTTAATTCACTTAACTCAGGGTGGCATACATTCTGGTGTCCACGCCACAACCTTCACGAATCATCATTACAGGTTATCTGTCCAGACAAGATTGATACCTACTACGATTTTACAGATCATCCTTACGACCATTATAGAAACCAATTGATCGACAATATGTTCCCATACACAGAAGTATATAAGTTTTTCAAAGGAGATAGATACGGAGAATACATGGATCAAATACCATTTGATGCAGACTTTTGTTGTCAAACTTCTCCTGAGATGATCAGGGACTACTTAGCCAGATCGTGAAAGTTCAGGTAGTTTCCATCTTTACTGATAACTTTAGAGGGATGGCGGAACTTGTGTCGCCAATATCACAAAAATATTGTGACACGCATGGATTTAACTACAGATTAGTAGAAGTATATCCTACGCAAGAAAAACCAGCGTCATGGCATAAAATACCATGCATGAAAGAAGCGTTCTCCAGTGGTAATGATTGGGTTGTGTCGGTAGACATTGATGCGTTCTTTTACAATCATGCAATTTCATTACTTGAATTTTTAGATACCGACAAAGACATAGTAATATCCAAGGATGACAATGGTTATAACTGCGGTGTGATGGCATTGAGAAACTGCCGCGATAATATTGATACACTAGACAAGATGTGGTCGATGGATGAATACAACCATCACGGCTGGTGGGAACAAGCGGCATTCCATCACTTAACAAATGAAAATTGGAATGGTATCAACAATAGAATATTAGAAGTTCCACACAATCGTTTTAACTCATGGGAGCATGATCTAAGCCGTGACTCGCTTGTGTTCCATGCCTGTGGTGGAGATAAAATAGAAAGAATTAAAAAAATACTATTGACGACTAATCATTGATTTAGTAATAGTCACTCAACTCGGTGTGTTCCCTCCGCATGGGAATGGCTTGGTGGAAGCCGCAAACATTCACTAATACAGGCCGCAAACAAAAGCTAGAGCGTGCCGCTAGCGATAACCAAACCAAACTTCGTATCGATTTCGCACGCGAAATCCGTACACCCTTGGGGTTGTCGCTACCACAATTGGTTGTGACTCCTTCAAGTCAACCAAACCAAATAATATGGCTAGTACAGGAACTGGGGTAAGTAATTCTGCTGTTGCAAACAGCGGTTACATCCCCAACACAGATACGGCTCCAGTCAATTACTCCAATCTTGGAGCTAGCACGACCGCGAGCGCAAACTTCAGCAATTGTATTCCTCTTGCTACGATCCAGAACTTCGCTTCCAAGGATGTTTCGCGCATCATCGGACAGATCGCAAAAGTTCTCGCTCGTAAGTCTCCCTACATCAACTCCATCGACGGCGGAACTATTCCCAATGTCTCGGATGTTGTCCGTAGCGTAGTCGAGGAAATGGCAGTGCCTGCCGCTTCTCTTGCCGCCCCAACCTTCGTCGATGACACTACGCTTTGCGGCGTCGGTGCTACTCCTGACCAAGTTGGTTCGACTGAGTACCAGTTCAGCTTGCAGACCCTTCGCGGCGCAGGCCCTCGTATTTGCGTCAAGCAAGCTCGCACAGCGTTTAAGGGTTCTTACCTTCAGGCTCAAGTCAGCCTTGAGAAGAGCATCCTCCAGATCATCAACGCTGACATCCGTTATCAGTATCTCATCCAGTCTGGTGTGAAGTATGTGGTCAATTCGACCCAGTCCTTCACTGCCAACCTCACTGGTGATATGCAACAGATCAACACCAAGTTCGCTCAGATTCTTCCTGACTCTGCTCTGAACTTCAAGACGCTCTATCGCATCGGAACCTTCCTTCGTGAAGAGATGCTTGCAGAGCCTTTTGCCTCCAAAGAGGGTGAGTTCTTCCAAGTCATGCTCTCCGCTGACGCCATCGAAAACATCCGCAACGACGCAGATGTCAAAGAGGATCTCCTCTATTTGACCGCTGGTTCGTTCAAGCTGGGTGAGGACAGCATCAGTGGCTATCAGTTCCAAGGCTATCGCGGTTTCGCTTTTGGTATCGACCAACAGCCTCTGCGCGCCTCTGGTTTTGACGGCAACGGAAACCTTGTCCTGATCAACCCTATCGTTAGCTCGGCTGTCACAAACGGCTTTGCTCAACGCCGTAACCCAGCATGGGTTGCCGCGAACTACGAAGTTGGTTTCGTCATCGCTGGTGACGCATTCAAGCGTCTCGTCCCAGAGCAGTATGTTGGTGAGGGAACATTCCGTTTCGCTCCTCAACTCGCTATGGGTGAGCTTGAGTGGACTTACTTCCGAGACAACGATTGCAATCTCTACGGAGATTTCGGTCAGCACATCTATCAGATCCAACGCGCTATCCAGCCAGTTCGACCACAGAATGTGGTTCCTGTCTTGTACAAGCGTTGCCCATTTGATGGTGCGCCTCTTCCTTGCTCGACCTCTTCGACTGGTCTGTAATAGGTAGTTAGTTATCGGTGATCGATGCAGGATAAAACTTGCATCGGTCACCTCAACTGATTAGCTTTCACAAAACCTTACTACGATGACGCCACAAGAATATTCCCTTCAAACTAACCTAGCCGCAGGTGCTCCCACATGGAGGCACTACAAGCAATCTTTGTTGAACAATCCTTCTGTGGTGAACAGCATTAACTTTGGTGCGTTCTTTGATACCACAACTCAAGGCAGTGGTGGACTGACTACGGCAAACCTTGTTGGCATAAACTCAACTGACTATGCAAATGGAATTTCAGTTATTAATGGAAGTCAAATTACTTTTTCTAACGCAGGAAACTACTACATAGATTTCCAAGGTCAGTTTTTATTCAGTGGTGGAACAACCAACTACGACATTACTAATTGGTATGCAGTAAACGGAGTCAATGCACCGAATTCCAGTTATACATTTACGATTGGTAGCGCACAAAGATCTCAAACTCTCACAAATGTTACTGACATCAATTATTTCCATGCTGGTGATTATATTCAATTCTACTGGTGGTCAGACATCAGTCCATCGGCAATAGCATTAACACCCACTGCCGCAGGAACATTACCAACACGACCATTTGCTCCTAGCGTAAATGTAAATATCATCCAACTCGCCTAACCTATGTCGCAATTCCCTGAAATCACATCAAATCTTTCCACTGCTAACTGGAGGGCAAGCGTCCTCACAATGCTTAAAGGTCTTTCAGACTCTTCATATTCTGATGCTGTTAAGATTATAGGAACATCTCCCACTGGAACTGCAATACCAGTACAAACTGATGCACAGGGTGTTCTTTCAATAAACCCTGCCAAGCGCGACAAAGATGTTTTAGGAAGACTAAAGGTTTCAGTTCACCAAAATGTGTACGAAGCTGACTTTGAATATGGAAAGCAACCTCTTCGATGGGATGAGATTGTTATTCCTGCCGTCAATGGCGGAGGATCAAATATCACCCACCTCCCTGCTTATGGTGGTGTTGCAATGACAATTTCTGCTGTTGCAGGTGATGTAACTATCAGACAATCAAGACCATATCACAGGTATCAACCTGGTAAGACAATGTTTATGGCTACTGCCTTAAATTTTGGAACTACAAATTTAGGGCAGTTCCAGCGCGTTGGATTCTTTGATGATGCTAACGGAGTATTCTTCCAGCAGACTGGCGCACAAGGAGCAAACCCTGCAAACCCTTATGGAATGAGCGTTGTCTATCGCTCTGATGTTCCTTCAAATGGAAGCCTAGTTATAGGATCAACTCCTGCTGATGTTGTTGTTGATTACGCACAATGGAGTGATCCTCAAAATATCAAGTCATCTATTAACTGGGCTGACATTCAAATGTATTGGATCGAATTTGCTTGGTATGGTGCTGGAGCAGTCCGCTGGGGCGTTTTCCTTAACGGAGAACCATACATTCTCCATGAAGTTGGTTTTGGAAACAATGCCGCATCTAGCGTAACACTTGGATCTCCTCTTTCAAATGGATCAAATGTCCCTCAATACGCTTCAACTGCCGCTGGACAACAACAACTTCCTTGGGCAAGGACTGGAAATCTTCCTGTTCGTTATGAACAAAGAAACATAACTTCAACCACTGCAAACACCATGTTCCATTATGGTGTGTCAGTTGTTGTTGAAGGAAAGCGCGATGACCAACGAGGATTTACTTATGCATATGGAATGTCTCCCTCAGTTCCTCGTAGATATGTTTCTCCAAACACAACTCGATATCCTGTAATTTCAGTTCAGGGTCGCGCAATGGGAACGCAAGAGTATCAGTCTACTACAACTTCAGCAGGAGCAGTTGTGTCTGCCCTTTATGACTCTGCGGCAACTTGGACAACCAATCAGTGGGTTGGTCGTTGCGTAAACATCCAAGGAATTTCTCTTGGTTCAATCTCAGCGGCAACATCAGTTGCCTCTACTTACCCAAACAATTCTCTTCCGTACATTGGAACGATTACATTTGCTACTGCTCATAATCTTTCAAGCGGAAATCAAATTACTATATCTGGAGCTACTCCTACGGCATGGAATGGCACATGGGCTGTTACAAGCGTCCCTTCTTCTACTCAGGTTACAATTAATTTGACATCAAATGCTGGAACGATGACAGGTTTTGGAACTGCCACTTACAACTTGACTGCTAGGGTAAATGCAAATACCGCAACAACTCTGACTCTTCAAGATATTGTTACTGGACTTCCAATAGGAGCAGTAGTTAGTGGAAACGCAGGAACATTGATTATTCCAAGTGGAAAATCTTACACAATTGGTCAGATAAATCGTGGACAACTTCTTCCACAAACACTTCTTGTGTCATCTGACTCGCTTACGATTGTTGAGCTTATTGCTTCGACTCCATACAACCCAGTAACGCTTACTGGATCTAGCTTTACTCCTCTTTCTCAACTTGGGTCATATCAGTCATTTGGAACTAGGGATGTATCAGCCACAGCACTTTCTGGAGGTGAAGTTGTATACGCATTTACAACTCCTGCTGGTGGATCTGGACTTCAAACGATTGATTTGTCAGCATTTTTCCCTCTTTACAATACGATCAGAGGAAACGCGCCTGACATTTTAACGCTTGCTATCTCCACAAAGGCATCAACGCAACCTATGCCTCTTGTCACTTCTGCAACAATCAGCGGAACCACAGGAACAATTACATTTGCTCAACCTCATGGGCTAAATGTTAATGATTTGATCACGCTTACAGGGTTTACTCCTTCTGGATGGAACTTGAGCAATGTTCCTGTTGTTAGCACTCCAAATGCAAATACAATCACTATTACAATTGCAACTGGAACTCCTGCAACAGCAACTGCTCAAGGATCAATCACTGCTCAAATCGGCGCAAATGTCGGCGCACATTTGGTCGTTCAAGAAGCAATGTCCTAATATTAAAAAACTATGTCTAAACAACTCAATCCATCGGTTCCGTTTCAAGCAACATTTGCAACGGCAGGAACTAATTCTTCAACAGCAGGAGATTCAGCACAGCTTCTTGCTAATGCGACTACTGGAAACTTGTTGACAGATATTCGTTCTGCGGCAAGTGGAAGTGTGTTTTTTAATGATACTACTGCTCGCACAGGAACATGGTATTGCATTCAAGTTCTAGCGGCGTCAGTATTTACAACGCTTACTGATTCTACGCGCTCTGGAACCGCTATTAGCACATTTAGCTTTCCTGCTGGAACAATTTTCTTCGGAAATTTTACTGCAATTACACTAGCTAGCGGAACGATCATTGCTTACAACGCATAGTCTATGCCATTCCTTGGTTTAGCTTTAGCTTTGGATGTTAATTCAATAGCTCCTCCTGTTTTATACCCAACTGCTTATTTAATAGTTGCTGGAGGTGGTGGTGGTGGTGCATCTGATGGTGGTGGTGGTGGTGCAGGAGGGTTTTTAACAGGAAATTCAAATTTAACTCTAGGAACTTCCTATCTTATAACAATAGGAGGTGGAGGAAATGGTGGTACTACAATTGGTTCTACTGGAAGTAATACTTCGTTTGCATCGTTTGTTTCGTATGGTGGTGGAGGAGCTGGAGGAAGTGGTGCAGCAAATGGAAGTAATGGTGGATCAGGTGGTGGAGCAGGCTCTTCTTCATCTACAGGTATTGGAGGATTAGCAACTCCTTCTGGGCAAGGAAACAATGGAGGATTTTCAACGGCAACAGCAACTAACTATCCTGCCGCTGGTGGTGGTGGTGCAGGAGCAGTTGGCGGTAATGGAGGAACTCTTATTTCTGGATCTGGTGGAATTGGACTTGCTAATCCCATTACTGGATCAACGGCAGGACAACTAGTTTCCACAACATATTATCTTGCTGGTGGTGGTGGTGGTGCAAATTATAGTTCTTCAGGTACTGCTGGAACTGGAGGTAATGGTGGTGGTGGTGGTGGTGGAAAAGGTAATACCAATGCCAATGGAACTTCTGGTCTAGCTAATACAGGTGGTGGTGGTGGTGGTGCAGGAGGAGCATCAAC